AATTGGAGCCAGAAAAGCGCCGGGATAAGATCTTCTGCCAACCCGCACACCTGCTGTATTCTGCGTCGGCGTGCCGATGGAAAAGGGATCCACGTCCCAGGTGCCGACCCACACGGTCAACTCATCGTCGCCGGGGTTGAGTTTGTTGGTAAAAAAACGATCGGCAATGGCCTTTTGCGGGATACGCAATTCCTTAGAGGCCTCTCGCTTAATGGAGGTCTCGATGACTTTCTGCATCTTACGCAGACTGCGCACTCTGACGATATTGAACTGTTTGTCCGTGGCCCCGAACAACTCTTTCTGACGTCTCAGGCCCTCGCTATTCGCACCAAAATAAAACATCAACCCACGAACCTCGTGCCCACGAATTTCAGCATATCGCCGGTAACCAGAGCGCTTTCCACCCTGTAATCCAGGCCGTCGACATCTATCCGGCTCCGCTCCCTGGGCGTAAACCCCAGAGCAGACAGAGAGACAACCACGCGGACAGCCTCGACCCGCACCCCCTCGGCAGCCCAGTGGGCGGCTTCATCCTGGGGCAGGATCTTTTTCACGGCGGAGACTGGAGTACCGTTAATCAAGACGCTCTGCCCCAGGATGTCCGGGGAGGTCGCGGCAAGGAGGTCCGCTATGGCAGTTGCTCGGCTCATTTATGCCCTACCGTTAGTTGATGATGCCGGTGACCAGCACGCCGGGACGGCGGCACAGCGGCAGCGGGTTGGACTCGGTGTCTATATCGACCCAGCGGCCCTTGGGATCCATGGTCTGCTTGGCATAGATCGGCTTGCCCATGGTGTTGACAGTCTCCATGTAGTTTGCCGGAGCATAGTGGATCTTGAAGGTGTTCATGGTGCCCACTGGGAAGAAGTGCGCGCCTTCGTCGGCGATAAACTTCCGGGCGGATCCGGTGGTGGGATCGGTGCCCTGACCACGATATTCCTCCCAGGTGATACCGCCGAAGGAGAAGCCCTTGCGCGGATCGGCGCCAGAGCCCATCAGCTCGACCGCCTTGGCATGGTTCATATAAAACTTCTCCACGTTGGGATGCTTGATCAGGGTATCGAAAAAGGTGGACCCACAGAGGCAATGGACATGGCTCATCACATCACCCATCAGGTTGTCCTCGACATGGCGGAGGACCAGGCGGCATTTGCCTGCAACATCGGTGGCATCGTTAGCCAGGGCGAAGGTGATATTCTTCTGGACGATACCGAACTCGGTATAGAGATTGCTCCACACAGACCCATCGGCATCATAGATAATGCCCTTGAGTGCGCCCATCATCAGATGCTCCTCGGTGATGGCGTGAGAACTGCGCATCTCGGTGAGCTTGGTTGCCATGACAATTTCCAGTGTTCTGGGATCGGTGGTGCCGGCCTGTCGTCTGCCCTGGATATCCTCGGGCAGGATACGATCCTCATAGGGAATATGCGGGACCACGAAGGGGCGCATTTTCGCCTTGGGGTTTTTCTTGCGCGGTGCCGGTGCCCCTGGAGGCTGGGACTGCAGCAGGGTGATCTGGCCGTTGACTTCTTCCACCAGCAGCTGCCGGGTCATCACCGGCGCCGGGGTAAAGATGCCGAGCTGACGTACCCGGCCGTATTGATTGGGGATCAGATTGACGGCCTCGGTCAGGGTGGCAAGATCGTATCCCTCGGTATCGAAAGGATTGATTATAAGTTCGGGCATGGTATTGCTCCTATTTGTGTTAACGAGCCGGGAAATAGAATCCGGCTAACGAAATCGGGTTATCCGTTTGCACCAGTAAAACTAAGCCAGAGAAACGGCCTTGATGCCCAGGGCGTCCAGTTCGGCGATGGCCGTGGTCTTCTCCCCGGCGGTGATGCCGGCGGGCCAGACCAGATTCTCGGTGGCGACCAGGGCATCACGCTCCAGGATCACACCCGCCTTGTCTGCCGCGCTGGCGTCGATGGCGCCGATCATGATGCCGGCGGCCGCTTCTCTGCCATCTGTCGCGGCAGGTGCCAAGGGCACATATTTGCCGGTGACGGCAACCTTGCCGACAACTTCCAGCATGACCACGCTGTTGCCGCTTGCCACGGTGATTTTTCTTCGGGAGTAATCTGCTTCCTGCTCCCACTTGATACCGTCGCTGAGGACGGCCGGTTCTGTTTTTATTGCCATGGTGTTACTCCATTTTTATGGTTGTCCCGTTGTCCGGACAAAAACCGGATCGTCTACGCGGCCTTGGTTTGATACTTCTTTTCCAGCGAGCTCAGCAGCGGATGCCGCTCGTCTCCGGAAAGAGGAGTGATGGTCGAGGAGACCGTAGTCTTGCTGCTCTTGTTGGCCCGGAGCTGCTGCACGGTTTCGCGCGCCTTCTCGGGGGTAGATCCTTCGCGCAGCAAAGATGCCGTCTGGGCGATGGGCAGCTCGGCCAGCTCGGCGATATCGACTACGTCGAGCAGCTGTTTTCTTTCGGCAGCAACGGCCTCGGCGGTTGCTGCGGCCTGCGCCTTTTCGGCATCTTCTTTTTTCAAATAGCCCAGTGCGGCGATCGCTTCCGGTCCGTCATCCGCCGCGAGCAGTGCTGCCATTCGTTCCTGTGTGGTCATATCAGACCCTCCTGTTTCAGTTACGTCGCTCGCGGTGCCGGCAAAAATACCGGTTGCCTTGCGACTGGTTTTTCTTTCTTCCATGTCGTCGGTGAGCATGGCCACCGCGTCCTCAAAACTTGCTATCTCATCGGCCAGGCCGATATCCACCGCCTCCTGCCCGGAGTAGCAGCCGGCCTCCATGGCCAGCACATCCTCCAGCTTCAGGTTGCGCAGTTCGGCCACGGTCTGGGCAAAACGCATGCCGTGCTCATCCACGGAGCGCTGCAGTTTTTCCACGGCATCTTTGCTCAATGGCTCATAGCTATTGAATTCGGCCTTGTTCTTGCCGAAGGTGATGATGGTGAATTTCAGCCCCTCTTTATCCGCCCATTTGGAGACATCCATATGGATAGCGATGCAGCCGATGGAGCCGACACCGGCTGTCCGGTCGGTCAGGATGATCCTGGTGCAGCCGGACAACAGCGAATACATCGCGCTATAGGCATTGAGATCCACCACGCCATACACCGGCATCTCCTGCGCTACTTCGTGAATAAAGCGGGTAGCCCGCTCACAGCCGGCACTGGACCCGCCGTAACTGTCGGCATCAAGGATGATGCCGCCGATCGTGGAATCGCGCCGGCACTGCTGGATATCCATCATCAGGCTGCGGTAGCTGCGCAGGCCGGAGCCGTCGCCATCACTCATGCCGTGATTCCTGGCCACCAGGCTACCAAGGGCGGAGACCACGGCAATGCGGTTTTCCTCGGTCTCGTTCACCGGCCTGGCCTCTGCCTTCACTTCCGTGCCCGCAGGAGAACTCATATGCCCCAGGTGCGAGAGATCCAGATCAAACGGCAACCCGGTATGATCCCCCAGCAGGTTCATGACCACCTGCAATTTGGCAGGCGTGGCCATGACGGGGCGGTTGATGATATCGGTAAGGATGTGCGGTATGCCCATAATGTGCTCCGTTACTCCGTGTCGAGAGAATCGAGGATAACCTTGTCCTCGATCTTCTGTTGAATGGTGCCGGACTTGTCGGTCTGACTGGCGTAGCTGTCATAGACCATGTTGTGCTTCTCGGCGTTTTCCTTCTCCTGCTGGTTCTGCTTATCGACCCGGTAGAGGTTGCCGCCGCGCTTGGCGATCTTCTGGCCACGGGTCTCGATGCCGCCCCTGATATCCATCGATTCGGCAACGCGATCCTTGACCGGATCGGTAAAGTCCCAGCCATCCAGATGCCAGCTGACTCTTTGAAAGAGACGGCGGTTTTTCATATACTCGGTAACCGAGATGGTCCGGGTGGCTCCGGAGAGCACGGCGGTATAAATCCAGCGGTTGATATAAGGTCTGCAGTATTGGAAAATCAGGGTACGGGCGATGATCTGCTCGCAGAGACGGCGGAACTCTATCAACCCGGCCCGCAGCGAGGTGTAGTTGACGCCGGAAAGATCACCGGTCAACTGCTCGTAGGTGATGCCCAAGCCGCGCGCGATCAGGCGGAACTGGGTTTTTATAAAATCCAGATAGTTGTTGCCGACATCGGCGGTCTCGGAAAAGGATACTTTCTGGCCATCGCTCAGCACCGGGAAGGTTCCAGGCTCCAGACGGATTGAAGTAGAATTGGCGGTTTTTTTGATGACACCCCCGGCTCCAACTTCGCGCGGACTGACCGGCTTATCGGAATAGATAAAGCCGCCCCACAAAGCAGCGGCCTTTTTCCGCACCACCTCGGCATCGTCATAAATATCGATATCATGCAGCTTGACCAGGATCGGAGCCAGCCAGCTCATGCCGCGCGCCTCTCCAGCCCGTCGCGGACGGAAGATATGAAGCATGTCGGCGGCGTCCACCGGTACCCGAGTGATATTGTCGCGGGTCAGAAAGTTTTCGCCGGGGTGGTCGTTATAGGGCCAGTAGCGATGGCGGCGGCCATTCTTCCACTCGATACCAAAACGGATCTCGTTACCCTCTGGAGAGATATCGTTATAACCGGCGTCCAGATGATCGGCCTCCAGGATTTGGATCTGCAAAGGCACGACCAGTCCCATGGATGGAGGGCAGTCGATAAACTTACCCAACCCTTCGCCGTCGCGCACCATGGAGCGGGCGGTCTGCTCGACGGTTCCGTAAAAATCCGTGGTGCCGTAAAAGTCCGCCTCCAGCTGCGAATCGTCCCACAGACCGTGGAGCTCCTCGCGCTGATCGCGGTTGTCCAGGTCCCAGGCGGGGGAGATATCGGTACCGACCAGGTTGGAAATAAAGCTGTCGATGCCGCCCCTGGCCGAGGGATTGTTGCGATCGACCTCGCGGGCCCGCTGGCGCATGGCACCGATGGAGCGGAAGGCTGCGGCATTCGGCCCGGCAGCAGACATGCCCCAGTCTCCCATCCGCGCCCCGGAGGAGGCCCCCTCATACAAGGGGGCCTGCTGGGCGGGAGAAGGAGGCATGGGGTTGCCGCGGGAATCTAATATCGTGCCGGAAGAAAAACTCATAAGCCCTTGCCCCCGTGGACCACAAAGGCGGAGGCTGCGCCGGAGTCGGGATCGGCCAGAGAGACATCGGCGGCGATCTCGTCACGCAGCTTTCGCAATTCAGGCAGGCTGACGATGCCGTATTCCACCACCTCGCCGCTGATTACGAAACGAGTGGTGCGCTTGCCCGTCGCCAGGTCCACAATCGCCTGTTGTACATTGGTCAAATCAGACTGGGTATATGCCACTGCCGCCTCCGGGTTTTGTCTAAAAAGTCTATGAAAAAATTACCGCTTTATTTTCAAGACAAAACTACCCGACGATTTAGGCCAAAACCGTGAACGTCCTTCAACGTCCTTCAAACGACACTCAACGTCCTTCAAATGACTGTTTTAGACCTTGACTGGTTTTTGTAGAGGAGGAAAAGCTAACGGCAGGAGGGAAAAGGTGTAGGATTAAAAGATTGGGCTTATTTATTATAAATGATTTGAATTTTTTGCTTTCTTTTACTATCCTGACTCATTAAAGATGGAGGCTTTAAGGTTATCTCAAAATATTAAACTTGTTTTATAAAGAAAGGGTGATATTCACCACATTCTCGGTATTAGCTGGACTGAGACCCTACAGCTAATAACTTGTTATGTACTTCATAAAATTGGGACTGAGGGAGAAAAGATGGATGCGGGCTCATCTTCCGCGCAAAAGAAACCTTGGCCAAGGTTTCTCCTTCAATCCCCGGAGAGGATAGCTACTTCTCCGGATTGACAGCCAAGAGTATACGGGACAGCCTGAACGCAGTTACTTTTCTGCGACAAAAAAAATCGTATCAGGTCCTTTATGCTCGTACCTGTCAACCAACAACCTCTTAATGCGGTTGCTGGCGCGTCAGCAGTCGCTCTTTTATTGGTGAAGACCATGATTGAGCTTAAACTGACGGTGAGAATCTCAGAGGAGTTTGTTTTACGAGCCGTTCAACTCGTAATATCTCTCTGGGTGCTGCTCACCTAAATCCATGGTGGGTCGGGGAATACGCCCCGGCCCATTCATGGTAATTACCAATAACTACCCAGGAGCCTTATGAACAGAATCTCCATTCCCTCCAGTAATCTTCGTGGTTGTGACCATCCTTTCCCGATTAAAATTTTACATTATCTTTTTTTGCTTGCAGTATTGCAATTTAGCGTGGTTGCCAATGCTCAAGACCTCAATCCAGCACAAATCAAACAGATCGAAGATATAGCTAAAACCATCGCATCACAAAGCAACGCAAATAAGCAAGCGATGCTGGACGATATGACAGCATCATTTCACGCGGTTGCCGTTGGCAGAAATGTTATTTTTGAAAATATCATACGGGTAAAAAGAGGTTTGTCCCCAGAAAATATCAATACATGGTTAGAAGCAACTCGTGCCGAAATCTTACCAAGGGCATGCACCCAAAATAAAGAGAATCCAGCGTTTGACCGTGGCCTTTCATACACATTCTCATATAGCAACACTTATGGAGAAAAATTGGGCATTGTTTTCGTAGATAAGGCATCTTGCAAAAGTCTCGGACTATAAATAAAATGCTGCACCTTTCTTTAAAGATTTAAAAACATTGGGAGTATAAATTTAACCTTTTTAAAATCCTTGGAGTGAAATGCATTTAACTCAATCAAGTGAACTCAGAAAATATTTGAGAAAAGAAAATGAATTATTAGCCAATCGTGCGGATAATTTTTGGGAAATCTCTAAACCAATTATAGAAAGGCAAAACTCCCCAAATAGCAATGAAAATGGCTACCATCATGTGATGATGGTTGAACGCAATTGTTGGCGTCTGCTAAATGAATCGAATAATTTAAGTGAGTTCAGCCCAGAAGAGCTTTTTATACTTTCTTGCAGTGCTTGTTGCCATGACTTTGATAAAGGTCTTCTATCTGATTCGATCAAACAAAAGGATCATGGTGAGGGATCTGGCGCTTATTTACTTGAAAACTACAAACAACTTCAACAAAAATTTCCAGAAGTAATAGCGATAAGAAACATAATTGGAATACATGACCTAACAGATGATGAATTTAGAAGTGAACTTCAAAACATCTCAAATGAATTTTCAATTAGCACTGGTCCAATTAAGCTAAAAAAATTGGCCGTGATCTTGAAGACTTCGGATGTATTGCATACGGATAATTCTCGAATATCTGATATTGGCATAGATTTCAATTCATTAGAAGGAATTGATAGAAAAAAATATTTAGCAAGACAATCAATATTAGGATGGAGGATAGATGGAACTAGAATAATTGTTTCAGCCATGCCCCAATCGTTGGGAGCCTCAGAAGCTCTTGAGGGATGTATTAAATATATAGAAAAAAAAGAATGGACCTCAGTAACTGAAAAACTTTGTGATTACAATTTCCCTCATGTTCTTGAATTTCAAATAGATAAAAAGTTATGCATGCAATCTTCAGAATGCACTGAAAGCATAAAAGGTAAAAAAAGCATTGTAATAGATAAAGATGGTTCCGACATCCCTCCTGTTGTACTTAATTGGGTCGGAAGAGAAAAAGAATTAGAGACTCTTCATGGAAACTTCAAAGTATTCTATATTACTGGAATTGGAGGACAAGGTAAATCTGCTACTGCTGCAACGGTTATAAATAACGATAATATTAAAGAAAAGTTTGGTTATATCGATTGGAGAGATTTTAAAGAGGAGGATCATAAATTTCAGAATAAGATCATGTCAATGATAAAGCTTGTTTCAAGCAATCACATGAATTTCGGAGATTTGGTTGGTCTCTCAGATGATAATTTGATTTCAATATTTTTCAAAGAACTCGGGGATAAAATAGGTCTGTTTGTTTTAGATAATGTCGATAGTTATATAGATTTAGAAAAATTTATGCCCACTAAGGGTATTGGCAAGCTATTTTCTGCAGCAATTAATAAAAATCACAACTCGAAATTTATTTTCACTTGTAGACCGTTCATTAGATACGCAAATGTTAATTTTTATCAATTAGCCTTAGATGGTTTAACTCTAAAAAATACCATTCAATTCTTTAAAAATTCAGATATTTCAGTAAAAGCTGACCACATCGAATCGATAGCACAAAAGGCACACGAACTAACCAAGGGCCATCCTTTGTGGATCAGTTTGATTGTTGCACAAGCAAAAAGAGGTGAAAAAATACTCACTGATTTTTTAACTAATTTAGAATTGAATCAGACTGTAGATAAAGATGTATCATCCTTACTCTCTGAAACTATACTCAAAGAAATTTGGGATACCCTAAATCCAAAACAAAGGACTTTATTAAGAATACTTGCTGAATCTGTTAGAGCAGAGACAGAAGAGGATTTTTCACAAATTGCCTCTGTAGAACTTAACCATAATGCTTTTTCAAAATCATTAACAACTCTTAAAAATTTCAATCTAATTGTCGAAAAACTTGAGGGAGACTTTATTGAACTACATCCATTAGTGAAAGAGTTTGTTAGATCGAAATACCCTCAAAATGACAGATCAAAATTTATAGCACTTTTTATAAGGTATTACGATAGGATTGTTTTAGTGCTAAAACCTAGATTGAGCCCTCAGTTAAGCATTTCTGAATTTTCCAATTGGATAAATAAAATTGAACTACATACAAATGCAAAGCAGTTTCAAAAAGCCTTTGATTGTATTTCAGAAATTTTAAGTCCTATGTTAGCGGCAGGCTATAATGAAGAATTGCTCCGTGTTTCAAAATTACTTTTCAACTCGTTAACTTGGAGAAAGGAAAAAGTTGATGAATTTAATCGATTTAAAAACATTTTATCGAGTATTTCAAAAGCAGCTGTGGAATATGGAGATAAAGACTTTGCAGACTCTTTAATAGAAAGATTTGGATCTGTTACCGAAACCAAAGAAGATAATTATATTCTATTCTGCTCATTGAAAGGATATATGTACTGGTTCACAGAAGACAATGAAAAAGCTATAAAAATACTTCGAGAAGCTGAATATCTGATTACCGCAGGAAAACAAGAGGACAAACATCAAGTACGGCATCATTTGGCTCTCTCATTGAGGGATAGCAGAGAGAAAAAGTCTATTGAAGAGGCAATAGATATTTTTCTTCAACAAGAAAATCTTAAAACAATATCTGATAACGTTACGATTGATGATGATTTAGGTGGTTCTTTTTATGGTAATATAGGTAGGTGTCTACAATTTCAATCTGAATTCGAACTTTCATTAAATTGCTATTTAAAATCTTTTACGCTGATCTCCATAGATGACGGTTCAAACAGGTTGATTAATTTAGGTTATGCATCGAAATGGATAGCAGAAATTTTGTTCGAGCAAGGTAGAACTGAAACAGGTTTTTATTTTTTGAAATACGCAATAGACTTATGGAAAAAATGTTCTCCTCCACTTGCAAATCAATGTAAAATTGAACTAATGGCAAAAGAATCAAATTCTACCGTCAAATCTATTCTCTCACTTGATTTTTGGCAAATTGAAAAATATTGCAACGACTTCCTTAAAAAGAATACGAGAGCATATTACAGAGATCCTAATTAATCGAAAGAGGGGCAATCTTGATGTAAATTTCCGTAACATTTGGGTCAGTCTCCAGGTCAAATAACTAAAAGATCAAGCAATTCAGAAGAAAGCTAACCTCTGCCTCCACTTCGAGTGCACAAGGCGGGGGCGAGCTGGTGGTTTTGGCAAATTCAGCACCAAACACTCAAATGGCGGTGTCAGTGCACCTTTTGCGCCTAGCAAAGGCGGGCGTTGGGCTATTCAGATTTACGATAAGAGTTTAAAACCCAAATGCTTATCAAAGGACAAAGAGGAATATCAGGCCTTTCTAACAATCAAATAGACAGGTGTAAACTTATTTGGAAAGTGCTGGACGGGAATGTTTCTTGCCATCTCGATTGTTCTGAGGCAACAACGCATGGTTCAAAAACAAGATTTAACCAACCAGGAAATAAAGTAATTCTTGGGGCAGACGTTATTCCTGGTAAAGGAACAGATTCACGATCAAGAATGTCAGAAATGGCATGCCTGGCTCATGAGCTTTCGCATGCCGAAAGATTTTCATTTGGATTAGATCGTGACGCTAATATTCCACACAAATTACGAGATGAGGCGGAAGCAAGTTTACACGCATCGTGGAATATAGCATTAAGCAATAAAGATAGAGCAGATCTTGTTGAAGATGCACGTGATTTGCTCATAGAATGGTTAGAAGGAGATTATACATGAGAGTTGAACCATCAGGCGTGGTGATGATCGGTACTTGCGATATTCAGACTCCAAAATGCTCTGCAAAAGAATTAGCCGCAATTACAGCTGTCTGGACTACCCCAAGTAGATCTCAAATCAACGTCTGCAGAGAGTGCCTTGAAGAATTGGTACGTTCAGGGCAATGGGAAATACCAAACGCTAGAATTTCGAGACATATAGATGTGGCTGCAATTGATTCAAACAATAAGTTGCTTCTTGCTATTGAAGTCAAAAGAAGACCATTATACGACAGGCACCTTGATCAGCACGCTATTAAAATCCATCGCAATTTGTTGTCTCATTCGCATGGAATGTTTCCTGGTAATCCCTTCTTTATGGTCATTTTTGTCCCAACGCCAGCTTATCTCTGGAATCCAGATAATTCCTTAAAACCTGAATCTCAACCTGACTTGCGTATTGATATAGCTGATGAGGTTGAAGAGATTTTCAGTTCTATTGGGGAAGAAGATCCGGATAATAATCCTAAGCAGATGGAAATAATTGTCGCTAATTGGTTAAATGTAGTCAGCAATAATTTATATGATGATAAAATCAAAATTCCTGAATGGATATCGACATATGGTTTAGCTGAAAGACTCAAGAAGGCTAAAATTCATATAGAATACAGAATATAGCATCCTAACCATCGCCACGCCGGTTTATGCGCACATTCCAAGACCGCTTTGCATTGGCAGACAATTATTGCTGCAGCCCAGGCAGATATTCTTTCTGATATCGGCACAATCCGTGGTGACACTAGCGGTTCGTTCGCTGTTGAATTCGATTTGTCTCCCTTTTTGCCCGTTTAACCGAACGATGCAAAACATCTTCAGCAGCCGCCAAATCCGTATCACAGCTCAGCAAACCGGCCAGACCGGCCAATGCCTCGATCCGCTTGGCCATATTCTCCAATCGCTTCATCCGAAATTCCAAATTCGGCGGCAACTTGATCTCTTCCGCCTGCAACTCAACTGGCTTGGAGGGCAGCATCTCACCGGCATTCTCCAGAACATCCCGCAGGGTTTCCGGCCTATTCTTCGCTTCTGTCATGATAAACTGACAAGAAGTGCAAACATATTTGCCGAAATGCTTTTTTAATTTCCTTTCCCGATCGCAGAGCTCGCAAACCTCGACGGGCTGTTTCTTCGTTTCCTTCTTCTCCATGGTGATAGTCTCCTGTATTTTCAGCGGCTTCAGCAGCTCAGCTCTTTGCGGACCTGGCTCCAAAGTGGCCTCCGTTAAGGCCTGTTCAATCACGGCCCGGTTGATGGCGATAAACTCCACCGCCTCCGGGATCTCGGCTCCACACTCCAGACAGTAGTCGTAAATATCCTGATTCTTCTCTCTGGCCAGATCGCGCAGGGTATCGCATGCTCCGGCGAAATCCTCCCTGGCAAAACGGCGGGCCAGGCCGCCGACAATGGGGCAATACCGGCCAGGTGTGAATTCGATTATTGTTGTCATCTCAATCCAGATATTTAAATTCTATTCGGTTGACGATGGTGGAAGGATCCACCTGGTTATGCCGGCAGAAGAATTCCACGAAATTTTCCGACGTCATTTCCGGAAAACCTTCCCGGACCACATCCTCGGCAGTGATCGCCTCCAGCGGCTCCGGCCAGGCCGAGACCACCTCGATCAGGCCTAGCCGCCTGACCTTCTCGCCCTTTTTCAGTCCCATGCCCTTTTCCACGGCACAGAGTACATCCCCTGCCTTTAGGAAATCCCAACCCAGGCGGCGGGTCACTGTCTTGGTGCGATTGATAAATTGCTCGGTAGTCAGGGCGAAACTTATGTTTCTTGGCATTGTTCAGTCTCCTTGGTTTGTCTTTCCGGACCCGATCCGGAATCCACTTTCTTCTTGTCCCACAGAGGCAGCCGCAACTGCCGAGCCTCGGCCGCCATCAATTTCCTCGGCCGGGCAGCCCGCGCCAACCGTTTCCCCCGCTCCTCGATCCGCATCCGATACTCCGGCCCGACGCGATAAGGCCCCACCCTGCCGACCGGCTTCATCTTAAACACCGGATCATCCATGCTCACCCCCTTCCGGTTGCCCGGCAGCCGAGCTCTGTTTCTCGATGCGCAGCAACCGGAACTTGTCGATCAGCGTGGTGTTCGACTCCCAGCGCCCATCGATCAGCGCCGCCGGAAAACCGTCGCGCTCGATCCAGCGCTTGATCACGCTCTTGTGCCGTCCGGCATATGCGCAGATCTCATCCATTCCCATCAATGTTTTGCCCGTGGCGGGCTGTTGTTTCGACACGTTCATCCTCCCATAAAATCCGATTGCGCCTTTATTACCTCGTCTTCTTCCTCACTCTCATCCGGGTCCGGCTTTGGCCGGAGCTTAATGCCGCGCCAGTCCGCCAGGGCGCTCACCGCCACCAGGTTATCCCAGTAATGGTTGGCCCTGCTGCCGATCTGCTGCCAGTCGCCGTTTTGATCCGGAGCCTCGCTGGTCAGTTGCTTGCAATAATCGTCTCCCACCGTTTCATACAGATGGATGCAGCCCGGGCTGTCCTTCTCCGCGCCCAGCTTGGCAGCCATGGCGTCCTTGTGATATTTGGTGTTGATCCTCATCGCCTGGATGCCGCCGCCGGGGATCGCCGTCTTGGTGCCGGGAATATATTCGCGCTGACTCCAGGCATACGACATGCTGCCCATGGGCCGCGAGGATCCGTAGGTGGGTGTGAGCAGCCCCTCATACTGCAGACAAAATTCGATAATCTCCTTGGAGCGATGCCCCAGAAAATCGATGCCGGCATGCTCGACGATATGCTCCTGGCCGTCGCCGTCGATATATTCGCTATTCCACAAATAGGTGATGATCTCTTCCTTACTGAAAACCTGCTTACGCAAAACCAGCCACATCTCGTTATGAAAGCCCCAGCCGATCGCCCAGATGGACAGATAAAAACAATCGTCCTGGGTATCGACATGACCGAGCAAGGTGGCCACGCGTCCGCCTCCAGGAGGACGCCCCTCCGGCCGATCATCGATGAATTCCTTGATCTTCTCCACCGGCTTGGCCGCAAGCTCCACGCGCCAGGGCAGTGATTCATGAGCGTTTTTAAAATGCTTGGCGGCGTTGAAGCGCTCTTCCGGGCTCAGATTTTTGTCCTTGCTCTTCAGGTAATCGTGCGCCACCTCCGAGAGGGATACAAACTTGGAGATCCAGGAGGGCACGATAAAGCCGATGGACTGCGGCCGCTCCCGGCGCAGATAGCGCAGCATCTCCTCGCCCTGGCTGCCGTCCTCGGTGCGCAGCCGCCAGCCGCCCTTCATGTTGAGCTGCTGGGCAATCAGACGGATATCGTCATCCCAATGCTTCTTGCAGCTGGATTCGGTGCAGATGTAGCGCGCCAGATATTTGCTTTTAATGACCTTGCGGTCCAGGGAGTGGCCGTCCTCGCCCTTTGGCCAGGTGAAGGTATCCGGCCCGAACTCCATGAGCTGCTCGGTATCGCAATAAGGACAGCGCGACCAGAAGACAAACACAGCCTCGGTCTCTTTTTCCAGCTCCACCGTGACAAAGCCGGTATCTATCGATGGCGAGGAAAGGATCAGCAATTTTGCGCCGCGCATGCCCTTTTGCATAAAGGTCCTGAAGCGCAGCTTGAAGAGATCCAGGGTGGTGCCTTCGCTCTCGGAGGGGGTTTCCTGAAACTTGTTGGTCTCATCCGCCACCCCCACCTTGAAGGAGCGGCTGGCCAGCCTGGACAAGGACCCGGCCCACAGCATGCGGATAATGCAGTTACGCAGCCGCAGTTTCTTCTTGCTCTTATCCTCCTTACGCCCGGTGAGCAGTTTACGCAGCTGGGCGGAGAGCTCGTAGGCCTTTTGGATGCGATCCTCCATCATCTCGTCGGCATCGTTTTCATTCGGCAACAGATAGGCCTGCGTGCCCGGCTCGAACTTCGACGACCAGGTGGTGGCCACATGGGCAAATGTTGTCTTGGTAGTCTGGGCGGCAGCCTGCACCGTGATCTTCTGAACAAATGGCAGGACATAAGCCTCGAGCATCCCCCACAGATGCGGGGTGACATCGAAGGAAAACGGCCGTCCCTCGTATGGTCCGTATGGCACCTTGAAATGCAGCGGGGCCCACTCGGTCGCCGAAATCTTTTTATGCCTCCGGAGCACAGTCTTTTCCGCCCTGGAAACGGTATAGCGCCAGCACTGCTCACGCAGCAGATGAGCACAGGCCCCGGACTTGTCACCCAGAAAAAGGGAGAGCTTGGAGCGATAGCGGCGGATTTTTTGCCGTTCGGGGGCGGTTAGCATTATTCGGTTTCCTCTTCCTGATTTCCAACATCAACGGACAGCAGCTGGTCGACATCAAGATCCTCATCCTCAAACAGCACTTCGAAAGTATCCGTGGTGCAAAAGGAATTCATCAAATCGTCCCAGGCCTCCTGCAGCAGATCCTGAAATTCCGGCAGCTTGTTCAGATCTCCGCCGACGGCGGCGATCAGCCTGGGGGCCTCTTCCTCTTTTATCTTGACGGTAAAGGAGGAATCCAGCGCCACACTCCTCGCCGCGATCTCCAAGTAGACACCCTCACGCTCGATCAACAGACCGGCCGCTTTTTTGTAGTTCAGCGCTGCCGTCTTGTTATGCCAGTCCAGCTTGTCGATTTCCTTTTGCTGCTTCTCGATGGAGAGCGCCACGTCCGCACTGTCATTGTCGGTGGCACTCTCCCCGTTGCGGATCAGCCCGGCACTCTCAACATAGGCCTTGACCAGCCGCCGGGAAAAGAATCCCTCCTCATTAAGCCGGCACTTGCCCTGCTGACAGTGCCGGTAAAAGCTGCGCTGGGTGATCTCATAGCCCAGGGCTACCAGCTGACGCAGCACCTCGGCCTTGCTGGCGGTCTCTCGGTATTCCTTCCAGGAAAGAGCCCGGCTCACTTTTTCGCCCTCCTCGGTCCCAGGGAGACCAGCAGGTTGCGCATCAGCTCAAACTCTTCCGTGGCAATCACATACTCCACCACCTCATCACCCTGCCCATTGATCGGCTCGGCACATTCCACGACATCCTCGCAGGCATCGGCCAGGGCATTAAGATTGATGATCCGGCTTTTCACTTTGTTTTCTAATTCTTCAACTGGTGACATTTTATGCTCCTTTAAAATTTTCAATTGTTACGTTCTCACCCTGCAAATCTTCCCTATCCATATCCATAGCGGCTAAACCGCCTTTCCATATGCTCGCGCAGCGGAAACAAATCTTTCGTGGAACACGTTGAATATAACCTCGCAGGACGGCCCGTAGAGCAGGCCGGTGAGCTTGCGCGATATCTCGGGATAACGATGCCGCCAGTCGCCCTGCACATCGACCAGCCCGGCGTCCCTTCCGTCCGGCGACAGCCAGACCTCGACCGGATGCCCCTGAATAATCTCGTATATCGTCATGGCGTCCGATCGCGCCGGCTCATGCAGCGCTTGGATACGCTCGGCCAATGTATCTGTTTTTTCCGTTGTTGTCCGCGTAGCGTGAATCTTTTGCTGTTGCCGTTGTGCTTGCGGTTTTTCCGGCACCGCCGCACTGCTTTTACCCCGCGAAGCGGTAAAGGATTTTTTCTCTCCCCCATCCCCCGGCGGTTTACAACCAGCGGATAAAGGCAAATCATGTGCCAGGGTGATTGCTTTAGCTGCAGAGGCGGAAACGGGCGGCAAACCGGCCTCTATCCAGGCGTGCAAGATGCCGCCTTGCTCGGCGTATTCGCCAGCGTCCTTACCCTTGGGTACCGGCCAAAACCTAGCGTTGCGGAACTCGTTGGTCCAGGCGGCGATTGCTTGGGTGCCTGCTCCGGGCTTGCCGTCCTTGCCCGGATCGGCATCGAGGGCAACTAGGATCACCGGCAGAACCTGCAGCTCGTTTTTGAGTGCGGCCGTCAAGGGTCCCTTGACGGTGCCGAGGGAAATCACCATCACCTGGTGATGATTGCCAGCGATGGCGAAGGCATCGAGCTCGGCCTCGACGATCACGGCACCGCGGATCCGGCCGGCTGGCCTGAGCACCAGCGGGGCATTACCGGATCCTTCTATCCACAGATATTTGAGATCCGGCAGAAAACGCTCACGGGAGGACAGCGGCCGGCGGATCCGCAGGCGGTGCAGCTTACCGGTCTCATCCATGATAGGGATGACCAGGCCATCCGGGATCCAGAGAGTTTTCTTGCCGTCATCCCTGGGCGACAGCCCGATAGCGGCCCGGGCGATCTTCAGCCCCCGGTGGTTCCAGCCGAGCCGGAAAGTGGCGGTTGCCTGGGCATCGATACCACGGGAGGCGAGCCAGGCCAGATCATCGACGCGGCCCTTCATACGCTCGCACGACTTCATGACCAACTCGACCGCCCACTTCTGCCATCTGCCTTCCGGCCGTACCTCCGCTACCGTGGCGACATTGTCCTCCTTACGTTCCGGTGGCCGTACGGTGCGCCGCCGTTTGCCGATAAAGCCCTTGCCGTCGCCCAGCGGGCACGTTTCGCGCACTGCGCAGTTTGACGCGGTGCATTCCTTGCCGGCTTCCTTATGCGCCTGTGAGCAGGTCATGCCGTCCATTTCGCGCAGCCAGGTAATGATGTCCCCCTTGAATGGGCAGCTGTAGCACTTGAACCCGCCGTCATCCTGCAGGACGAACTTGTCGGTCTTGGTGGATCCACCGCATTTCGGGCACGGGCCGACCCAACGGCCGGAGCGGCGGCGCAGATTGTAACGATCAGAGATGGCTGTAATGAGATGATCCATGAGTAAATTTTCTCCTCATGCCTTGGTCATGGCACAATTCATGGTTTTAAGTTACTGAAAATACATTTCATTATTAGATCATTATGAGTAAATGAGTAAAATATACGCGTGTATATGTAAAAAGAAGTAAGTAAATCCGAAGTAAATCAGACCTATTCTCACACGTGCGCGTGTGTTTTTTACTCATTTGCTCATGGTTTGTTTGATTATCTTTTTCATCCTGCATGCTTAACCCCATGAGATAGACCATGACACGACCATGAGATCATGACTTGGATCTTTTTTTGAGCACGAAGTTGTCAACCTCCATGGAGATATCGAGAGCGATACGGCAGCGGTAGATCAACGTCTTGCCGCCGCGCGGCTCCACCTGAAATCCCTTGTCGCGCAATCCATTGTTGACCGTCTTCATGGCCGGCGGGCTTTTCTTCTTGCTCGACCCTTCATTGCCCTCCCACCACCACTCGAAGGCGTTATACATGGCCGTGCAGAGGATGCGCGTGTTCGGCTCGTCGGGCAGCATCTCCAGGCAGTCGGCGGCAAAGCGGCCGATGTAGTCCTCGGCGTCGCTCAACTTGTAGACGGCGTCTATGATCTTCTTGGGTGGAGCCAGCCCGATCTCTTGCCACTCCCGGCATCCTTCGACGATCCAGCGCAGGATGCCGGGCTTGATGGCGCGCAGTCTGTCCTTGAGCTTGGGATCCTTCTGGCGAAACCGGTCGGCGAACTGCGGCCACTTCTTTTTCTCCAGCTCGACGTCGTCGACGTAGCGCCAGGGGAATTCAAGCAGAAGCATACGCTGGCGCAATGCGAAATCCTGGGTCATACCGAGCGGCACGCTGTTAGTTTGCAGAAATAGGCTGTGTGTCGGATAGTAGTTGATCTCGCTGCGGAAGTTGGGGCGGCAGACAATCTCACCCTCGCCGGTCATGTCCTTGACGCAGGCCGCGTCTATCAAGTCGCCCTTGTTCGTCTCGCTGCCGACGGCGATCCGCTTGTTGAGCAACGAATAGAGGTGCTCAGTGGCTGCCGCCGGGCTTGGCGGGTTGCGCTGCTTGAGCAGCATCGAGGCGGAGATGGTGTGGAACCACGGCCGCAATATCTCATTGATTAGGTTAAAAAAGACGCCCTTGCCGTTACGCCCTGGGCCGAGGAATATCCAGATGTATTGTTCGAAGGAAAAACCGGTGGCTGCATATCCGGTCGTGCGCTTGATAAAATTGGGCATCTCTTCCTCGCTGTCGGTAATTTCCTTGAGCACCTCCACCCATAGTGTGTAATCAGCGCGTGGGTCATACTCGACGTCGAGCACTTTGGTCATGCGATCCGACGGCCTGCCCTTGATCAGCACGCCCTTTTCCAGATCGATAACGCCGTTCTTTACCGGCAGCAGCCATGGATTCTGGTTGAGTTCCTCCTCTTTGACGGCCAGCCTGGTGTCGACGATAGGAGCCCAATAGATGGTGTTGCCCGCTCCGGCCTTGCTGCGCAGCTTCTTGACCCTCTTGTAATAAGCATCTCGAAGGATAACCTTCCAAAAGTCATCATCTTCTTTGTCTACCCCACCTTGTTCCTCGATCTCGGCGTCCAGCAGATCGCCGACGCGCTGGTATTCGAGCGCCACGGCCTCGACGGCATCCACAACCTGTTTGTAATTGTCAGGAGCCCAGATATTGCCGTCCCAGGCAAACCAGGGAACACCTTTCTTTTCATCCTGCAAGGTCACGTTGTTGAGATACTTGTCGCGGAACAGCGCGGCGAACAGCTCACCGTCACCGCGCTCGTTGCGGTCGAGACACTGCTTGATAAAGGCGACGTCGAGTGGCTCCTGGGTGGAGGGTACCTCCAGCTCCTTCGCTCGCTCCTCGACCTGCTTCGCTATGTCCTGCAAATTCTCACTCATAAAATTCATCAGTTTTATTTATGCTTGTTCCAGCCAGGACGCCGAAAAGCAGAGGCCGCAGCATTATTGCCGCATTTGCCAACTTGCCATCCAAATCCCATCCATCACAGCCGTCCGATCCTGGAGCTCGCCCGACCCGGTAGCGGCTTGGCGCTGGAAAGGACCCGCGATATTTTGATGAGTCACCATCCATCTGGTTGTCAGTGACGGCAGGGGGCACGGGGGAAATGGTGGCACGGGGGATGAAACAGGTTAATAACTGAAATAACAGAGGATTAAGTAAAACCAGAGAAACCATGGCCAACCCGCTTGCGTAGTGGTACCGGGCCATGGTCTTGTGCATTGGACTAAACAAGGAGAGGAGTGAGCATGGTACACCAGGCAAAACCGCAACGGATCCAAGCAAATGTTTTGCCGGTGTCATGTCTATAAACCGCATTGCTGCACTCACGGCTTATGACAAGATCAGTGGTGAAAGCTGGCGGGCTGAAGCCGCCGCCAGAAAAACATAAGATGATAAAGTAAAAACGAAGAGGACAAACAGACCGGGCAGTACATAATCGTACACAACTTGCTTGATATTCACGTGCTTTATCCCTTGCTATTACATTAATAAATCAAGCGGGGCTCTCCCCTTCCCCACTATCTCCGGGATCCTCTTGTTCCGGATCTCGGCCGTCCCATTTTCTTTCTCACTACCTGCTTGGTCGACATGAACCAGGCATCGGCCTGCTTACGGTCGATCAGAACATTTTTCCCTGGCTTATAGGCATCGATCTCTCCGGCAAGTATGGCCTTGCGGATCGCCTTCCGGTCGCACCGGTAGCGTTCGGCTGCCTCGTCATATGTGATTGTTTCAGGAATCACCGCGGCACCTGTTATTTGGTGTGAATATTGAGCAGCGTGCAGATGGCCTGGATGGCTTCCCGCCCTTCCCTATCTATCCGCGCCTGCTCTTTCTCGTTGATATGACCATCGGCTATTGATTCATTAATCTCCTTCATCAACTCACCGAACTGGACAACGGCATCCATGGCCCTGGTCCGGACCTCCTGTTGGGTCACGCTTCCGTTTGGTCTGGGCAGGGGGATAGCCACCCTGCCCACCTGGAACTCCATAACATCGAGCACCTGGTGATCACCGGTCAGAAGGACCAGCGGCACAATCTTTTTCAACGGAAACCTAACGCCGCTGGCGTTGGGCCCTTCCGTATCCGGATCCGGCAGCGCGGAGCGGTACAGGTAGCTCTCCGCCATGTCGAGCTGCTCGGCGATGGCTGCGATGGAATAATTCGGACTCTTATGGATTGTGTCATACAACGCCTCTTTCAGCGTCTTGGTGGTCTTCCTGGTGATTGAACTCATTGTCCTGCCTCCCACTTCCATTTATCCGCCATTGCCCGACGATGGATCAGATAACCCTCTTCAACCCCAGCGCTATAAGCATCGGCCTCGGCTGTACCTGCCTCATACGGGTGAGGAATTTGAAGAGCCTCGCCGCACTTGAATTTCAAGGCAGCAAACACACCAGCTTTATAGGCATCGCTGCGGATATCCCGCGATCCACCAAAGGCTTGATCGAAGAGTTTTGTGGCTGTTTGATCCAGGCTCATGATAAAATTCACTCCTAATTTTCATGGCACATTCCATGCCCTTGCATTAAATAGTTGCCAAAACGCCCGCCCCCCTGTTAGGGTTGTTCAGCTGCCAGGCTTAAACGCCCTAACTATGTCCGGGGGTCGGGAATTCTTTTTCCCGCCTTTGGCCGGTTCCGGCTCAAGAAGTCGGTTCGCTGAGATAACATTGATCAAGACAGAATCCGTAGCCGTCTTCCATTACCACTGTGGCAAACATGCTCATGGCTTCTCCTTGCTGATTTGGAAGATTCCTTCCAGGAGCATCCGCCACTTAGGCAGACACTCTTTCTGGTAAATGGCCCGTCTTAGTTGTTTTTCATATCTCTCCTGGGCAGGAGGGGTAGAAAACATCGCACGACTTGCTGAAATACGGTCTCCATTATCCATGACCAACTCAGCTATTGGTTTATCACCGGACCCAAAGGAGAATATTTGATCGACGACGACAGAATCACGAATATCTTCAGCCTCTGAGTACAGCAAACGGTATGAAACCCTTCTGCCTATGTGGTTTTTTAGCTCGACCATGGTTTCAGGCATTTGTTTCTCTTTTTGGGGTTTCCGGCCAGATCTCTGACTCCGGCTTGCCAATCATGTCCGAGATAATGCCCCTGATTTTCGGGCTCTTGGTCCGGCCGCTGATGGTGTAGTAAAAGGCGTGCTTTGTATAGCCATGTTGCTTGGCCACGCCCTCGACCGTTTTTCCGGAGGCTGCCATGATGGAGCCTATGATTTGTCTTTTCGTTATCATGGCGACTAACGTAAAACCAAACACAAACTAATGCAAACTAAAAAACCAAACAAAGACGAACAAAAAAACAATGTATCGTCTTTTTCATATCGATTGCAATTACTTATGAGAGGAAAAAAAATTACACAAGCCATCCTCGTTAGAGAAACCGGTTTGAACAAATCTACAGTGAGTCAGTGGGTAGGTGGTTCGGTTAAGGCAGGAAGGAAAAATTGTTTAATATTAGCAAATTATTTCGGATGTGACCCTGATTGGCTGCAGACAGGAGAAGGAAGCCCTGAGGAAACAACTGAAAAAAAGATAACATTTGGCAGTTTAGAGCAGAGGGCCAAAAGCATCCACCAGATCAACGGGGATAGCAATAGGATATTGAACATCCACGGCCAGCAATATCAGCTCTCCGCGCTGGAGCAATCCCTGATCGAAGTGATAAACAAACTTCCGGACAAAGAGGATTTCATATTGAAGACGATGCGCGAGGCTCTCCAGGAACTGGAGCGGAAGAAGAAGGAATGAATGGGCTCTGCTTTTTATATATTTCAAAAAGAGGCATTTAAGGGTTATTTTGCAAATGACGATCATTCTTGCAATATCAAATACAGTCTTGGACAACCTCTCACACATGTAGAAGAAGCTCAATGCAACAACGCCACAATCATTCACTATGGAACTGATAAAATTGTTATGAAGACTGAAGGACACTATTATCAAACTGACTCTGAGTTTTTCAATGCCTGTAGCACATCAAGCACAGATAGAGAGCTAAGTGTAAAAAAGATTCTATGCAGAGTTTACCAGATTGGTCAACTAAGGACACTTGCCAGCAATCTTGCTTTTTCTATAGTCAACTTCGAAAAATCAAATAAAGAGGCAGGCGTCAAAAAAACTTATGCCCTAGCAAGTCTCCTATCAAAAAACATTCCAAAAAAATCATTAGCTGAAGGTTTACAGGACCTTGAACATTCGCTTTACTTTCCAATAGTCAGTTATTTCAAATTGCCAAACGCAGAAGAGGTCAAAAGTTCTAAAGAGTATATAAATTTTTTGCAACACAATGGATTTAAGCTTAATTCAGGCAATTGTTTCTTGTTTAACGGGATTATCACTCCGGAAGGACGATACCCAAAGTTAGAAGTAATAAAGAAAATTCCGGGAGAAAATATTGTATCAATGATTTTCAGTTGTAACAGAGTACAATTCTCTCCAATTAACAAATCATTCTCTTACGAAAACAGTTTTCTCTGTCGAATACCAATTGTTGTAAGATTTATGTTTTATTACAACATTATTTAAGTCAATATGCCGTATTATTATGAACATTTTGGCCATAAGATGAACGGTGAAGATAAATACCCCAAAAGGATACAGGAGATATTTCAAAATATAAATGTATCGGTCAACAAGCTGCTACCAAGATCAGCTCGAGGCCTTGACTATAGCAACTTGACGTTCCATCTTGAGGATAAGTGTGATGCAATTGACATGGGTTGGCAGATTGAACCTCAAGATTCAGCCAAGTTTGATGCAAAACAAAATGCACTCCCTCTGAAAGAAATATTTGGCGATTTTGAAACAGAACTAAAAAAGGAATGTACAGCAATGGACATAGGTTATCCTTTTGAAATCTGCGACTTATACAGTATATTCAGAGCAATAAAAGAGAGGGGGCATACTCTACAATTCAACCTCGATATGAAAGTGGGAAGAAAAGGTGGTCGATTAGGTTTATTCTTAATTTATGGTGCCAAAAATTCTGGTTATCCCCCCATTATCAGACTAAAAAAATCTTCACCTGAAATTTTAAAAAAGATTAGAGAGGAGATATATAACACATCCAGGATTCCCAAATATAAAAACAAATATGAATTGTATTCTCTATTAACTAATAAAAGCTAATCATGGATATTAATAACATCCCATTCGATCTTTTTGATGTTGATGAAGAAAGAGGTCAAGAAATAATCAAAGGAATACTAGATAAGCTCAATGAGTCACCTAATGATTCTATTGAAATACAACATATAGCTAATCGTACAGGATCAACCGGATACGATGTAAAAAAAGTCTTTTACTACTTACTATACCACCACTTCCTAACAGCCACATTCATCCCATACCATAAAATTTGTGAATCACCTCTTGGACAAGCAGTTGAATCGGTAGATGATATTGATTTTGACTATCTTGTTGGCTCTGTTTGTACTCATTGTCCAGATCCTATAGAAGATATTGATGAGATCGAAGTACGATTTGTTTTTGGAGGAGCTTAATCTTGACTGCAAAAACTAATTATGGAAGCAAAGATGATTTTAGTGAATACATCGAGGAAACATTTTTTTCTGATGAATACAGAAAAGCAAAAGCATGTGCAATCCTGTCAGGATGGAAACCTAAAGTATACAAAGAACTGTTCCAAAAATTTATTATTTCAACTCAGGAAAATGTTAATACCAATAATTCAAGTGCAGTTAAAACCAAAGGAGATCCCCTAGAAGATATTGCAAGATATTTTCTTGAAAAGGGGGGTTTTGTTCGAACTATCTCTTAAATAAAAGAAAGTGGAGTCTGGGAGCTAGATGGGCATGGCCTTTTACATAGAGAGAACCTTGAGGAAGTATTTGGCAAGAGAGATTCCTATTATGCTGGAAGCTGTTTGATTGTAGAATGTAAAAATTATAAAACGGCTATCAGTGGTGATGAATTTTCAAAGTATCAATCTAGAGTTACAAAATTTGGTTGCCAGGTAGGTGTATTCGTTTCAACATCTGGCTTCTCTATTGGTAATGGTTCAGGTATAGCTCAAGAAATCCACCTGGACTTTAGGGGGGATGTATTTCACCTTTTGCTTACTATTGAAGATTTTTGTATTGTTTATGATAAAAAAATACCACCGATGCATTTACTCTTAGAATCATTGCATAATGCAAGATTTAACAAATATAGAGTAGACAAGAAACTACAAAATCGGATGTCTAAAGGCCATTGCAGAGAAATTGCAAAAGAATATTTTAATCTGTTAACGTGTAGTGGTTCAGATTCACCGATGTTGTAGATTCTCATCTATTAATAGAAATATTACTAAATAGCCACTACTTCAGAGCCGAAGGAAAAAATAGAAAATGACTATCGAATTCGAAGAGCGAGCAGTTGCTTTTATTGATATTCTTGGATTTAGTGTTTTGGTAAATAATGCTGAATTAGACTCTTCTGTATTGTCAAAATTAAACAGTTTAATTGATTTGTTAACGTCTGTTATCCCGTTTCTTGATTCAGGCGTCAACAGAGATGTTCCATCACATCTTATACCAACTCACACATATATTTCTGACTCAATCATACTTAGTGCCCCATTGCATGACGAAGAGATGACGAGTTATGACGGGTTAAGCATAATCGTCATGCGCTGTATCCAATTAACTCATCATTTTCTGAAGGCTGGGTATTTGGTTCGCGGGGGGATTTCAATCGGAAATGTATGGCATACTCCATCGAATATCGTTGGACCTGCATACCAAAAAGCTTATCAGATAGAAAAAGATGGGAGCATCCCGTCTATTGTCCTTTCAGATACAGCCAAAGATCATTGGCGTAATCATTCGTTCGGTAGCAGAATGTGTATACAAAACGATGGTATTACAATGGTTAATGGTTTGCACGACTATTACATTCCTAACAACACTTCTCACGGAGTTACAGAACAAAGGTTTGAAAGTTACGAATCCCTAGCTGACGATTCAATTAACAGTGAATTACCAGATTCCGCGAAAGATAAATGGCTGTGGTTTAAGGAATATTTAAATGCTGAGAAATCAGAAGCTATGCAATGGGCTTCAGCAGAATCAATTTCTTAAACCACCCCGCGTATCCTCTATATTTTAGAGGTATACTCGCCGAACATTTGCATAATCGAGCACAAAGCATTCAACTACGTTCAAAAAAAAATGAACAACCGCCTTTTTATTTGCCTTCTAGCGTATAAGTTATTATTCTTTAATAATTGGAAATGGAGAGATTTAAGTTCAAATATTTTTACTATTTCCTTGACATAACCAAATTTCTATACTACGCTTCCTTGCTATACTCATATATTCGTAAATATTTCTATAGACTTACACTGTCAAAATTAACTGTCAAAATTAGCTCAAAATGGAAAATTTCCTAATCGTCATTGTGACAGCTGCTATCTCAATTGGTGGACTTGCGTCAGGTAAATACTCTTGGGAATTTGTTATCCGCTTTTTTAAAAAAGAAATGGTCAGTTATACTTCAAATTTAGAAATACCTGACCTTTACAAAGATAAGCAAACGAAGAAAAGGCTTTTATCCGATTAACGATTCAGATTCGATAGGGTAGAGGCTTTTTCAATGTCAAAGAGGAGGAAAAATAGAAAAAAACGGAGATTTACGAAAAACAAAAGCAACAAACCTCTTCAATCAAAACAGGTACCTACATATCCTCGCACCAATCTAAAACCCGAATCTTTCTACTCTACAGCACCATCTAATTCTTCGCAAATACCATCACAAGGAACAGCGGCTGAGGGATTAGATTTTATTGACTCGGGAGATTCTCTGAGTTCAGTTCTCCTAAAGGTATTTAAAGATAAAATCACCTCAGTCCGAAAAAGGAGAAGCGCATTCGCGGAGTGGTCTGAGGACCTACTTAGAAAAATTGGGGTTAAGTCATTAAGAGAGGCAACTATTAAACTTGGAGTGGCAGGATTTATTACTCTATTCTCTCCCAAAATATTTCACTGGTTAGCTAAAACTTCAGAGCTGATAAGCGAATTCCTTAATGCTCATTTTTGGGCAATGATGATACTTTACTTTCTTGCAATATTTTTTGTTGTGGGAGGGCTGCTGGTATTTAAAGAGGTCGTTCGTTTGGTTCAGATCTGCTCATTTGCGAAAAGTGCAAATTTAGTCTACTGCAAAGAGCGTGCAGATTCTGAAGAATTTCAAGTTGGTGAAAATTTTATCCGAAAGAAAGCTAAGGAATCTACTACACTTCACATTCTTGGAGCAACAGGAATTGAAACTTTCGTTAAACCTTCCTCACCTCTTTATGATGCCGTAAGAAATGCCTACTCAGTAGAGGTGATATTACTTAACCCTTGTTCACCTAAACTCGCAAAAAGGGTCAATACTCTCCAGATAGAATATCCCACTTTGACGATAGAAGCATACAAACAGGACATTGAAGAAAGCATATCATATTTACATGATCTGAAAAATTCAGGAAAAGATGTCAAGCTTTTTCTATACGATGATCTTCCTTTCTGGAAGGTTATCAGAATGGAAAAGGTAACGCTGTTTCAACATTATAATAGCAGCGAACATGTTAATAGGTGCCCAGTTTATATTTTAGAATCTCCAGAAAAAGAAGAAGATAAATCATCTTGTTTTTTCTTCACGATGTTTGATGTTTATAATAGACAAAAACAAAACTCTATTAGGTTCCAATTAAACTAATTCTGGCCTTGCCGACACCACCAATGGTGGCATAAATTGGTTTACAATTCAACATGGTATTGAGAAGGGTTCAAGTCTGCTCTTTGGTCCTTCTTTGGTCGAGGGGTCAAGTCTGCTCTTGACTCTTGTTCGATTTATTCCATCAGGTTGCCGAAAAAACATCGTAACATTGTAGTGGCTGCAGCTTTCATTAAGCGGAACTGCAACTATCTTTCTCAACACATTAACCGCCAGGAGACATGATGCCCGGCAAGATTATCAAAATTATCCCTGTGACACCTGATCTATCCGTCATCCTCTTCCATGCCCCCAATCCATAAGACGGCGCCTACATCTCTATCATAAAAAAAAGGGGTCTGCTCTTGACTCTTTTTCGATTTATTCCATCAGGTTGCCGAAAAACATCGTAACATTGTAGTGGCTGCAGCATTCACTAATCGGAACTTAGACTATCTTTTTCAACACAATAAACGCCAGGAGCCACCATGGCCGGTAAAATTATCAAAATTATCCCTGTGACACCCGATCTCTCCGTCATTCTCTACCATGCCCCAGATGCCAATGACCGCACCTGCATCTCCATCAAACAAAATGAAAAAGTAAACAACATGCCTGGCCAGATCATGCTCATCTCGGAAGATATCCCAGCCTTGAGCAAAGCCCTCAGTGAGGCCGCCAACCTCGCAAATCCCGGCTACTAAAATAGAAATAAGGGTCAGAGTAAGTTTAAACAATCTCTGACCCCTTTTTGGCACTATTCTTTTTTGAGGTCATATTTATGTTGACATATAAAGAGTTAAAGCAACTTTCTATAGATGATCTGAAACAAAAATATGATAAATTATCGTCGAGCACGCAAGTAGGCTTGAGTTTTTATCGAGAAGAGATAGCACGTAGAGAATCAGAAAAATTGAATTTAGATATGGTCAAAATGACAGCGCAAATGAGAAATATGACAATAGTAATATCTATCATGACTTTGGTAAATGTTATAGCCGTCATACTGCAGTTGTGCAAATAGCAATTAAACCAGTCACTCTTACCGACCCAAAAGCAGGGCTGCACAGTTAGTTGTTGGGTACTCAAGAAAGGAAGATCAAGATGAGATATTTATATATCAGTTTAATTTTTGTATCCCTTTTTTGTGCTAATGTGGTTGTTGCCGAAAATGAGGTGTTTTCCCGCCTTTTGGACGCTAAATGCCTTAAGTGCAGCTTCAAAGAAGGTGTATCGACAAGTTGGCATGATAAGGGTGTGAAAGTAGAATCCGATCAATTGAAAGGCGACACGATTTTCGATTCTATAGATATTAATCAGGGTAAGGCTCGTATCGTTGGGAATCAAGGTGCATCGGATGTCATATTAATCGGGTCCCCTGCTGGTATCACTTTTATAGAAAGTACAGGCTTTGGAAATATGGCTTTCACTACCGTATTCCCTTTCTACAAACCCGGAACAAATGAGTTCTGCGCTGTTATGTCCCGACACATGAATTTGATGACCGAAGCACTACCATCTCAATATTACGGAACCTGTAAAGTGTGGGAATAA